TGGTGCATGAACTGCTGCCAACGCCACAGTTGTCCCTGACCAGCGAACACACCACGACTGAAGGTGACAGGAGCGAAGTCGCTCATGCCAACCATCTTGTGCGTGTGCGTGTTCATGCCACCCTCGCGGTACGGGATGACTTGGTTGGTCACGCTGACCCCAGACACCGCTGCAAAGCCGATTGTGAGTGCACTGGAGTTGCCAAGACCGAACAGATCATCGTCGGTGTTGCCCCCAGCCTTGGGAATGATCTCCACGGTGAACTTAAAGTTCCGAAGAGGGTCAGTGCGTGTAACAGTTACAGCCATGATGGGTACTCCTATTCGCTAATTCCGCCAGCCAACTGGCTGATTGTGATGACTACGAACTCGCCTGGATACTGGAGCGCAACACCGACCTGTACGCGCACCTCACCAGAGTCGATTACTGCCGGGGTGTTGACGGTCTCGTCGCACACCACGAAGAACGCCTCGCCAGGGCTACGGCCCTTGAGACCGCCTGCACCCCAGAAATCGGTGAGCATCGAACCAAGGCGCACGTTGATGGCGTTCCACAGGCGCTGATCGTTTGGCTCAAACACAGCGAAGCGAGTAACTTCAATCGACCGCTGCTTCACGTAGTTGAGTGAGCGACGGATGCTGATGTACTTGTCTGGCTTGCTGGTTTCCAGCGTGCGTGCACCAAGAACGACAACGCCAGCACCTGGGATCGCCTTGAAGGCGTTAACGCCAGAGTTGTACAGGGTACCGATGTCGTTCTCGGTGAGATTCAGCACGGTACCAAGAGCGTTACGGATGTCTGCGTTGTAGCCAGCCGGTGGCTTAGCCACAGTGCGTTCGATCTCGGTACGGACGTACAGACCAGCAACAGCACCACCAGGATATGTGTTTCGGACAGCGCCGATACCTGACTTTGATGGGTCTACCATCGTGAGCATGCCGTAGTACGGAGCGCCCCAGCCTTTGGGGCTGTATGAAGCCACAGCGTTGCTGATGGCAACAGTTGTCGTGGAGGCTGGGTTTGGATCGATGATCACAAATGAGGTGCCACGAGTCTGGGCCTTAGTAAGCGCCAAGTTGACTGTAGTCGTATCCGACTTACCAACCACGTTGATGAGCAGTGAGTCATTGATCGTGTCCAGCAGGTCAAGTGCACGACCGTAGGCTGCTGCGTCAGCGTCGGCATCTTGAATACTGCCGCCAGTGAAGAGGCCAGTGCTTGAGAACGTCAGAGCGCCAGTAGTAGCACCCACGAACGGAGCGATGTCGACCTGGCCAGAACGAACACGGACGTAGTTTGAGTACGTGTTCAGAATCGTAGGCGCATAGCGACTGGAGTTAGGATCTGGGCTGAGATCTGGCCAGAACTCCACCTCAGTACCTGTTGCCGTGTTGCCGCCTACGAGGATGCGCAGGTTGAACGTAGCGACAGTAGTCGCTGGGCTAGAGGTGGGCGTAAGGGTGCTACCAGCGGTCACCTGGCAGATAAGACCGCCACCGACTGCCGTGTTAGCAGTGTTGCCCCAGTCGCCGGGGTTACGGGCATCCAGCGTCATCAGAACGCCGGTAGCGGATGCACCTGTAGCAGGGACACGGCTGTACGTGATGGTTGCTGATGCTGCGGTTGAGTTGCTGCCGTAGGCACGTACTACGTAGGCGTCACGACCGCCGTTAGCGAAGTACTGATACAGAGCGAACCCGAGATCGTACGAGTTGTCTAGATCACCGTACTGTGCCCGGTACTCGGGCCATGAACGGACTAGAACTGGTTCGGTTACCGTACCACGAAGACTCTTACCAATGAAGGCAGCAGCAGTTGCGCCAGAGGCGCGAGTAGTTGCACGTGCCTTGAAAGGCGCTTCTGATACGTATACGCCTGGAACTGAGAAGGGCATTAGAATTCCTCCGTAATTGTGTAAGGAGAGCGGCTGATAGAACCTGTTTGTGGTACGGAAGAAGTCAACGAACCCGCGACTTGGTCTACTCGTTTTACTTGATAGAACTGCGAGTAAGGCAGTTCTGCTGATACTTGGATAGTATACACCTTTCGGAATATACGTTTCCTATACCCCGCCTCTGGATCTAGAAGATCGGCAGTAACCCAATCTAGGAGATCGAAGCGACGAATCGTGTCATCCGTTTCTACGTGTAGGTACCCGTAACGGAATGGCGTAATAGATCCTAACATTTGAGAAGTCAGTTGTCGATCATGCAGAGCAGTTCTTGCAAAAGTCGACACCTGATACAGAAGATCGACTGGAACGAAGTCCCACCCAGAGTAAGCGACAAGACCAGCACCAGCGCTTGCTCCAAGGTCAGCAGACGTACTCGGCCAATATGTCAGCGCATCAGGTGCCGTGGCTGATGACGCTGAGTAGGGGTTAGGTGTGTAGACCCTCGCCTCAGAGTGCTGACGCTGACGAGCATGAGAAATGTCGATGTTCTCAATGGTGATGAACGGGTAGTTGCGTTCAGTCTCGTTGTCTGGATAGCGGTAGAACACCTGCACAGGGCGTTGAGCATTGCGGTCATCAGTGACCTTGATGTTGGAGAATCGCAACTTAACAGCAGCGTCTTCTGCAAGAAGGAATCCGACAGGTGCTGTCATCAGTACATCTTCTCCAGATGCTCACTGACACGAGCAGAGAAGCGATTACCGTCTAGCGCACTCTTGCGGAGCAGTGGGGTAGGTGGCTCACCTGGCACACCGTACTCCATGTCCTTGATCCGCTTCGCAGCATCCTCTGACTCTGACGAGCCATAAACGATCTTGTTCTTCTTGATACGGATGTCAAGAGAAGGAGATAGATCGGAAAATCTAGAGGACTGCATTCGCTCCTTGATGGCGTCCTCTTCCTCACGCACTGTCTTTTCAAGAGCAGCACGCATGAAGGTTGGGCCTTCTTGCGCCAGGAGATCAAAGTACTCAATAACTGAAGGAACACCAGAGATGATAGGGTTGTTAGCCATGCCAGAGACAGACATGAACACCTTCCGGTTCCTGAGCAGTTGAGAACGATGAACGCTTGTTCATCGTTATTCATATGCTATCCGATAGTTGGAAGTTGTGCAGGCCACGGGTGGTTATTTGTCAAAAAACCTGCCGGTGCAGCCTCGTCGTTCACCATTTCTTGGCCGACGTACACCTCAAACCCTTCGACTACCAACATGACATCATCTTTGGCACGCCCACGTACACGGTAGGAAGCCACAGAGAAGTAACGACTGTCGTAGAGGAACATGTCGTTGAGATGCATCTGATACTCCCAAGGAGATGATACACCTGCGTCAGCAACATCAGATACTGATGCGACGAAGTTGACCAACTGAATTGGCTGACGGCCTTCTGGGATGGCGCGCTTCAAGTCTTCAGACTCAGTAATCATCAGTACTGGGACGACAGTGCCACTTGTATACCTACGCCCACCTACACCGGCTGGCGCTTCGTCATACACGTCGTTGTACACACTTTCAGTTAGCGGATCGTCGCCAAACGGAAGTGCCTCAAACCACACGATGTGTTCGCCAGATTCCCGGTGATATCGACGGTAGTGCTTCCTGATCTGAGTCAGTTCTCTACGAACGTCCATTAGTAGAGATACCCATCCATAGGAGTTACGCTCCCAGTACTTGGGTAACTATCAACGTACACATCATAGCGATTATCGTCTGGGGGCGTTTCTACGTCAATCTTGCCACTGTCGATGTTCGGCCAGACACGCTCAATCGGATCAAAGTCGCCAACCTCACGGTCCTTGAATACCGGAACAAGACGATTTGTTGTACGTGAAACCCTACGAAGGTTGAACACTTCGATGCGCTCCAGGCCAATATTGAGTGCCTTGGCCTTCTTCTCGTACTCGCCCATCCAGAACTGGAGCATGCTCTGCACCATTCTGAATCGCTGCGAGGCAGGAATGTGGATCGACTCGGAAGTCATCACATCGATGTCTCTGCTGAACTCAGTCGTCAGTGCCCAAAGCGCTTCGACGAGCGCAGAGATTCCAATTACATCGATCACTGCTGTAGACATGGACGAGGGCGGAGTGTCCAGATTGTGCGTGTGCATGTTCAGCGCAATCTGCGCGTAGAAGTCCAGGTCTGATGGAAGAATCCAGTCGTAGTAGTAGCCCTCTACAAGCAAGGTACTCCCCTGTGGTGGGGGAGAACTAATGCGTAGGAGACCGTTCCGCTCGTCAAGTGAGTAAGCAGATGTGCTCATAGAGCAGGCACCAGTACCACCTGACGGTACATACGCAATCCACATAGATGGTGCATCAATGTTGGGATGGCCAAGTTCAAACGTCCTACCTCCCACGGTAAACGATGTTTGAAAGAACTTGGGGAAGTCACGCAAGTAGTTGCGTGCAATGGATGCAATTTCTTCAAGAGCAGACATCAGTACGCCCTTACGAAGTACCTAATAGTCTTGAACGCAGGACGGTTATCAATCGTCGGAGAGACAGACCCGGTAGACGACGTGCTGTTGGTGCTAGGGGCATTTGTTGTCAACGATGCGTTATTGACAGTGACTGTGTGGGTGTGATCACCGACAGCGTTCACAGTAACTGCACCATTAGTCACTGATCCGGTGTGAGAGTGGTTATCGTTTAGGGCAACTAAACTATCTTGCTCTGCGTAGTCAAGCGGAGACCCACCTCCTCCCAACTGCATTAGTTGCAGTGCATAGTCACTGGGAACTGTAGTGGACGTGAAGGGGAACGTACCAGTTACCTGCCACGTCAATCCTCCAGGTTGTGGGTACTGGGGAGTCGGCCTTCTAACGGACACAAACCCATAAGAGTTATACTCAAAAGTGTTAAACCCAACGGGATGGACAGCGTGACCATGCCCATAGATATTAGTAGTGATTGCTGTACTGTTCAGAGCACCACTATGGCCGTGCCCACCGCCTGCACCTGTCGACACCGTCCCATGACCGTGGGCTGGCAGGGTATGCACGTGGTTGCTCAGGTCATGAACGTGCGCTAGCAGCGGAATGGTGACACTGTCAGCACCACCAGACGCAGTAACGAGTCCACTTCCTCCTGTTGCAGCACCGCCACGAAGGAATTGGTTTGAGTAGTCTGGTAGCGTGATGGGCTGTGACACACCCCAGGCAGTAGCAAGACCATCGTACAGTGGGTCATTTGGTAGCGCAGTGCCATTGCACTCTTTGAACCTGGCTGGTGGCGTAGTGTTTGCTGGCCACGTAACAACCATGCCCACCGGAACAATGTCGTCAACTACAGACTGACTGGCTACCTGCAACCAGTTACCCGCTGCCCTAACGTACACAGCGTTAGTGGTAGAGGTAGGAGATGCTAGGACTACAACGTCGCCGTTAATCCCTTGTCCTGCTGATGGTACAGCAGCCTGAGTCCAGGTGATGTTGCCCGTGTACATGGTGCGCTTGTCAATCAAGTGCCCGTCAACGGTAGAACCTGCGGCGGCACGGAAGATCGCACAGATAAGAGCGTCTGTGTCAGGGTTGTAGTAGTTGTTCTTCTGGGCAGTCGTGTCCGATGAAAGAGCAGTACTCGTACTCTTAGGGAACACCGGATTAGTGGAGGACGACACACCGTCTAGTTTGACGATGGACACGGTAGAACCGCTAAGTCTTGCTACCAGCAGGGAGAACTGTACGTTTGAAGGAACGGTGTCTGGAGCAGCGTTAACAACGCTGTACGTACTGAAGGAGTACGGTACACCAGCGATAACGGCTACGCCCCCCGTTACGTTGATGGTTCCGCCTGACTGCGTGGTAACACCACCCGAACGGATGAAGTTCGACCGATTGCCGAGCGCTTCAATGTCTAGAGCATCAGGCTCTGCCTGGTTGATGTTGGCAAAGCGAAGAGCAGACCCCGTGTCGGTTGCGTTCGGGATGATGTGTGCCACGGTGTTCCTTACAGAGTGTCGTAGATGTTTCCTGCTGCTCGTAGGTACTCATAGAGTTCCACGGGCAACTGGTAACGCTTGCCGTCCTCAAAGTCGTATGACTCAAGACCCCAGTACATCGTCCACGTACCCTTTACGCGACCAGACTTGGTCGGGGTACCGACTACAACTGCTGACTCCACCTGGACTGCTTCGTCCTGATCGTCGAACTCGTCAGC